CAACTCAAAATTTATGGTGTTGAAGTAACTTATATTCCAAGAAAATTTGTAAGAAAACAAACAATAATTAAAGAAGTTCAATCATCTGCTTTTGATGATAATTTTTTATTAGAAGCATATTTGAATACTTATGAAGGTTATAGTGGTCAAGGAGACATTATGACTAAATTTGGTGTGAGTTTAAGAGATGAAGTAACTCTTACCATATCAAGAGAAAGATTTGAAGATTTTATATCACCATTTTTAGAAGCAGATGAGGATTATGAACTAGCATCAAGACCTCGTGAAGGAGATATTATATTTTTCCCACTCGGAGAAAGACTATTTGAAGTTAAATTTGTAGAGCATGAAGAACCTTTTTATCAGTTAGGAAAAAATTACGTTTATCAACTTAAATGTGAACTATTTGAATATGAGGATGAGGTTATTGATACTGGTATTGATGTAATTGATTCTCAACTTGAAGATCTTGGATATATTTCTACTTTACAATTAATTGGATCTGGTACAACTGCAACTGCAACTGCACAAATAAATGCATCAAATAAGGGTTACATACGTGAAATTATATTAAATGATGATGGTAGTGGTTATTCAAGCACACCAAATGTTGCAATTTCAACTGCTCCATTTGCTGCAGGTAATGTTAATGCCACTGCTGTTGCGATTACGACTCAAAGAGCTGGTATATTCTCAATTGAAAGAATATTACTTACAAATGCAGGTCTTGGTTATACGGAAGCACCGTTAGTAACTATCTCAGGAGGTGGTGGAGTAGGTGCAGCCGCAACTGCTGCAGTTGAACTATCAAACTTTGGTATTGTTGACTTTACTATCACGAATAATGGTGTTGGTTACGCAGCCACTCCAACTGTTTCAATCGTAGGAACAAGCACATCACCTGCAGCTGCAGAGGTAAATCTATTAGCAGATAATACAATATCTGATATTTTAATTAAAAATGCAGGTATTGGATACACAGTCACACCAACCGTAACAATTGCAAATCCATCATTAATTAGTGGTGTTGGTAATTTTGCAAGAGGTGAAGTTGTTAGAGGTATGTCATCTGGTATTGAAGCAAGAGTTAAAGAATGGGATACAGATACTCGTATTCTTAAGATATCAAATGTTGGTATTGGAACCACACAAGCAGCATTTATTCCTGGTGAAACTATTCAGGCAACTGAATCAACATTCTTTACTGTTGGTTTAACTACTGTTGCTACAATTGGAGTCACAACAACAATATTTACTGGTATTAACACTTCAAGTATTACTCTAAATCAAGAATTAAATCAAGTTGAATTTGGTCAAACTATTGTTGTAGGAACTGGAGTAACTGTTACAAGTATTGGTGCTAATACAATTACTGTAAGTTCTCCTTCGTTAAATACTACTGGTGTCACTACTGTAGTTTCATTTGGATCTACTGTATTCTCAAACTATGCTTTAGATTTCTTTAGTGAAGAAAATCAAGACACAACCTTTGAATCAAACGATATACTCGAAACTGAAGCTGACGATATAATCGATTTTTCAGAAGGTAATCCATTCGGTACATTCTAATGTTAGGACAATATTACTATCACGAAATACTCAGAAAAACCATAATATCTTTTGGTACTATTTTCAATGACATTCATATTCGTCATCGAGATGGTGCAGGTCAAGAGTCAAGTGACATGAGAGTTCCTCTTGCTTACGGACCTATGCAAAAATTTCTAGCAAGACTAGAGCAACAAGCAGATTTGAATCGTGCAGTTCAAATTACACTTCCAAGAATGTCATTTGAAACTACAAACATTGCTTATGATCCAACAAGGAAAGCTGGAATAACACAGACATTTAAAGCAACTGATGGAAGTAAACTTAGAAAAGTATTCATGCCAGTGCCATATAATGTTGGATTTGAATTAAATATTCTTGTTAAGTTAAATGATGATGCACTACAGATTGTAGAACAAATATTACCTTATTTTCAACCATCATTTAATGTTACCGTAGATCTAATAAATGTAATTGGAGAAAAAAGAGATATTCCCATCGTATTAGATAATATATCATTTCAAGATGATTATGAGGGAGATTTTGCAACAAGAAGAGCATTAATATACACACTCAACTTTACTGCTAAGACTTATCTGTTTGGTCCTGTATCAGATTCTAGTGAAGGTCTTATCAAGAAAGTTCAAGTTGATTATCATGCTTCTGTTGATACTGAAAATGCAAGAAGAGAATTAAGATACTCTGCTACTCCTCAAGCACTTAAAGATTATAATGATGATAACACAACTGTATTGAGAACAAACTTATCTAAAACTAAAACTCGATTTGATGTTACTGCAACTTCTGCTTTAGCAGTTGGTATGAGAATTATTATAGATAAAGAAATCATGAAGATTAAAGAAATCGTAGATGCAAATACGATTGTCGTTAATCGTGGTTATCAAAGTGTTGCTGCAACACATATCGAAAATGCATCAATTGATGTATTAACTGCTGCAGATGATGCTTTAGTTGAACCTGATGATGATTTTGGATTTAATGGAATGCTTGAACAATTTAGTGATTCAAGATCATATAGTCCAACACAACAAAAAGATATCTAATGAATACCATGACTAACTATGATTCGATTGATGAGGCTTTGAATACTACAAGTGCGATTGATGTTAAACCAGTCAGCACACCTAAGAAAGTGAAAAAAACTGAAACTGATGATGTGAAAAAAGATTATGATTACACTCGTGCAAATCTTTACTCATTGATTGAAAAAGGTCAAGAGTCATTAAATGGTGTATTAGAAGTTGCAGGTGAAACTGCAAGTCCAAGAGCATATGAAGTTGCAGGACAAATTATAAAATCAGTTGCAGATACAACTGATAAGTTAATGGAACTTCAAAAGAAAGTAAAGGACGTAGAAGAAGATAAGAAACAATCACCAAATAACGTAACTAATAACGCATTATTTGTAGGTTCAACATCTGAACTATCAAAGATGTTAAAACAAGGAATACTAAATAATAAAGAAGATTCTTAATTTTAATGAGTGATTCTGTTACTATACAAAACTCTGATGGAGAAACTTTTGCAGAAGTGATTGATATTATCGGTGTATCCGAAGTTAAAAAAGCATTTCAGCAATCTGTAAAAGAAGGTTCTCTTCATAAGTGGTTTAAAGGTTCAAAATCTAAAGATGGAAAACCTGGTTGGGTAAATGTCGTCACTGGAGGAACTTGTGCGAGTGATAAACCTGGTGAAGGTACACCTAAATGTGTATCAGCTTCAAAACGTGCTAGTATGACAAAAGCAGAAAGACTTTCTGCTGCTCGTAGAAAAAAGAAAGCAGATCCTGGTCAACAAGCAAAGACTGGTGCTGCAAAACCAACTTATGTTGCAACTGACAAAAAGAAAAAAATGAAAGAAGAATTAGAACAAGTTGATGAAGTTCTAGGAATGGTTAAAAAAGCAATTCAACTTCCTGGTGAAATTGCTAAAACTCCTGGTAAAATTGCAGGTTCAGTGCTTCCCGAACCTTTAAAATCAGCAGTTAAAGTGCCTGGTAAAATTGCATCAATACCCACTAAAGTTGTTAGTTCAGTTATTCCTGGTGGTAAAAAGAAAATGAAAGAAAATTATATTGATGAAGAGGGTTATGATATTGCAAGAGATCAAGGAAGGGTAAGACCATCTAAAGACAAGAAAGATGCAACTACAATGCCACCAAGTAAAGAAATGATGAAGACAAGGAAGGTAAACAAAGGACCTTCTGCACTTGAACTTGTAAAAAAGAGGTATGGTAAATCTGTCATGAAAATGGAAGAAATCAAAAGAGATGAGTATGGTGATCCAATTGGTGGTCCTAAAATATCAAAGAAACAATTAAAGAAAAATCTCATGTCAAATACACCTGACGAGCAACATACAACTACAACAAGTGAAGGGTATATTGATTTACCATTACTAGTTGAGATTCCAAAGAACGATGCATCATTTAGATTAGGACTTATGTTCCGTGAAAGTTTGGATATTGATAAGGGAATGCTTTTTATATTTGAAGAAGTAGGACAACATTCTTTTCACATGAAAAATACTCGTATTCCTCTTGATATTGCTTTTGTGAAAGAAGATGGAACGATTGAAAGTATAAAGGAATTGACACCATATAGTAGTTTACCAGTATATTCAGATGGTGAAGTATTATTTGCAATCGAAGCAAATCGTGGTTGGTTTACAGAAAATAATGTAGAAGTTGGAGATGAGATAGTTTTAGCAGAGGGAAAAGATAAGAAAGGTAAGGGTAGTGGCACAAAAGATGCTTGCTATCATAAAGTTAAGTCAAGATATTCAGTTTGGCCAAGTGCATATGCATCAGGTGCATTAGT